AGATGCAACGAAACGCTCCGATGTAGAACCTATATCGGTTCTGCTCTCCACCGGTGCGAAAGAAGCGAAATCCGGAAACGGCTTCGCGGATGCTCCGAAAGACAGCACGGCCATTATTCCTATTCATGGTACCCTACTGAAGTATGGTACCTATTGCAGCTATGGTGCTACCGAATTGGCGGATATTGTCCGTCAGGCTGCGGAATCCCCGAATATTTCTTCTGTTTTGCTTGATATAGACTCAGGCGGTGGTAGTGTCGATGCCATCGCTCCGCTGGTTGATGCTATCCGGTATGCGCAATCAAAGGGTAAGTCCGTAGTAGCGTATTGTGACCTCTGCGCTTCTGCGGCTTACTACATTGCATCATATTGCAATGAAATCATAGCGTCGAATCAGATATCTTCCGAGTTTGGGTCAATCGGTGTGATGATGAGCTTCCCGGATTATGCGAAGTATTACGAACGTGAAGGTGTGAAAGTCCATACCATTTATTCAAATCTATCGGATTACAAGAATGCTCCCTTTGAAATGGCTAAGGAAGGCAAGTATGAGATGATTAAAGAAGAAGAACTGGACCCGTTGGCACGTGACTTCCAAGAGAATGTGAAGGCGAATCGTGGTAATAAGCTGAAGCTGGATGCGGCAGGTTTATTGCGAGGACGTATGTTCTACGCAAAGGAGGCGATAACTGTAGGGCTGGCTGATGCTGTCGGCACTGTAGACTTTGCAATCCGGCGGGCAAAAGAAATACCTCAAGAGGCATGTATTAACGAATATATTAATTCTAAATCGTAAGGTTATGTTTGGAAAAGTGATGAGTGTGGTACTTTCATTCCTGAATATCTCTGCATTTGCGAAAGACAAGAATGGTAAGTCTGTTCTTCTTTCTACGCAGGAAAAGCAGCTGGAAGAAAAGTACGGTAAAACATTCCTCGAAGTCTTTAAAAAAGACCTGGAGGAATTTGAAAAAAGTGGTAAGACTGCTGAGGAAGCCGTTACCGATGAAGTGAAGGCGCAGCTGGAGGCAGATCGTGATAAAAATGCCAAGGAACTGAAAGAGGCTCGTGAGAAGATTGCAGCTTTAGATGCTAAGATAGCAGAAAAAGATGCTGAAATTGCCAAGTTGGGAAAAGAGGAGACTAAGGATGCAGGTATTCATGTGGAAGGAAATACTGATATGACGAAAACGTTTAAGCCGGACATGTCGCTGAACATGAACAAATATCTTGAAGCTGCTCATTATGGGCGTCCGGAAGCTGCTTCATATACGGGAAATGATACCATTGATACGGAAGAACTGCATAAAGAGTTCGGCCGTTATATCAGTTCTCAAAAGATGGAGATTTTCCGTTCGCTGATGGGAACGACTTCATCCCTTCAGTATATGACGACTATGATTACAGATAAATTTGAGGTACGTGCGACGCACTCTCATATCACATCTGTTTTGCAATCATTTACACCGCAATGGACCCCTAAGGGTAAAACGAAGTTTACTCCGTTGACAATCAAACAGTATCCGATGAAGATCAATGTTGAGATTATCCCTTCTGACTTGATCGATGAGGTTCTCGGATATCTGTATGATGAAAATCTTGATCCGAAAGACATGCCTATTGTACGTTATATCATTGAACAGTTGGTTAAACCCAAATTGGACGAAGAGCGTGAAATGGCTTTTGCTGTGGGACAGTATAAGGAACCGACACAGGGTGAAGATGGCAAGTTCGTAGCAAACGATGCGGACCAGGTATGTGACGGTTATCTTACCCAACTGTGCCGTATCAAACAAGGTGGCAATAAAGAAGGTATTAACTTGTTGTTTGACGGTAAAACCTTTGGGACGGGAGATGCACTTGTGACGGATGTGGAGAATGCGGTTGATCAGGTGGCTCCGCTTTATAAGAATAAGAAGTTGACTATTCATGCAGACCCGGATTTCATTCTGAAATATTCCCGTGCTTATCGTGATAAGTATAAGACTACCAAGAATGAAGATGGTGAAAAGGTGAAAGTTGATTATACGAAGTTTGTATTTGAGGGACTTGAGGGAATGCGCGGTTCCGGTGCTTTCTTCATTACGCCTAAAGAGAATTTCCGTCATTTGATGTCTCGTAATCCTCAGAATCAGAAATTGCGTATGGCTACTCAGGATTATGCGGCTAAGATATACGGAGAATGGCGTGAAGGTGTGGGATTCTGGTTGGCAGAAGCGATTTTTGCTTATTTGCCGACAGAATTAGTTAATAAACTTGCACCGGGATCAGAAGAATCGGGAAGTTCTTCCGATTCGCAAAGTGGAGGTCTTTAATTAAAAAATGAGGAGGTAAGTTATGGCTGATAACGGATATAGCATGGTATCGGTGCCTAAGAAGTCATCGAATGCCGGTCGCCCGAAGGGTAAAAAGTCGTTTATTGTTCTTTTTCTGTGGAAAGATGTTGCAGAATATGGGCGTGATGAAAAAGGGGTACGCGTGAATAAGTTCGAGATGGCGGAAGGCAAGAAGCCCATTGCTGTCTATGCAACGGACTCCACCATTAACATCTATCATACGAGTGAGGGTGAAGACGATGCACGTGGTTTTATCCAACATGTGGATTTTGAACATTCTGGTACCGAAATTGAACTGGATGAGTTTGTTAACAACAATATCAATGAAGACATGGGAGCCATCGTTATGGATTGTTCCGGTGATGATGCTAAGATAGCGGGTACGCCGTGCACTCCATTGAAGATGTCAAAGGCTGATAGTCAGGACAACAAAGAGGGGGCGAAGAATACGATAAACCTGGCGAGTTCATTGCGCGGTGCCACTATCGGGCACATCGCTAAATCATTTATTCCTGCAACTGATAGTGCGGAAATAAATGCTGTCCTAGGCCTGACTGCCGGTTCCGGTGGTAGTGGATTGTAGTTTGATTGGTGAATAGGTTGTGCAGAAAGAGGCGTGTGCATTGCATACGTCTCTTTTTTGTCCTTTTACGCACTACCTGTGGAGGATATTTTTGTACCGTACTAATATTTTTATCATTATGACAACAAGAAAAACAGCGTCTAAATCTAAAGACGTGAAAGAGGTGAAAACGGTAGAAACCGCGGAAACACAGGTTAATGAATCCGGAGCATTACATGCAAGCGATGCCGTTGCTGATGAATTGCCGGTACTGGAGAAAAAAGCCCAGGATCACACAACGGTGGTAATTCCTTATTGCAAAGAATTTGCTCAAGGCAGGGAGCTGCTTTTCGCTCTCCGCTCCTGGTATAACAATACCCGCTTTCCTGCCAATCTGGTGATTATCGGTGATTGCGAAGATTGGTTCAGTGAAGAAGTGACTGTCATTGAACATCAGCGTACATCTGATAATCCGCAGATTGATACCATGGAGAAATTGAAGTTGGCCATTGAATCGCCTGAAGTGACAAAGCGTTTCGTCTGGACGAATGATGACATTTACCTGGTTAATGGTATTTCATTGGCGCATATTGAAATTCCTAAAGTGTTGGGCGATCTTAAACCGAATCAGTTCAAAGGAGTTTATGCAAATAACATGAGCCGTACTGTTATGTTGTTGGATAAATGTGGATTACCCAAACTGAATTACGGTACTCATACACCGGTCTTATTTGAAAAATCCAAATTGGTGGAAATGCTGGAACGTTTTCCTGAAGCTGAATCAGGTGTATTGTTCTCATCTCTCTATTTCAACTCACAGGCATTTCCGGCATATCCTGTTGTTTTGGATTGGAAAACAGATCAGTTCTTATTGCCCGTTATTTCCCAAAAACCTGATGAACAGAAGGCAAAAGAACTTCTTCAGAGAAAAGTCTTCCTGAACAATACAGTTTCCGGTTATTCTGCCTGGTTGGAAAAGTTCTTGGAACAGATGTTTCCGGAACCGTCCATCTTCGAAGAATGAAGAGCACTTCCGGAACTGCCTTCACGGAAAGAACCGAACTCTTTCCGTGAAGAGTTCGCTTTCCTGAATGATCCGGACTGCCCCATAGAACTGGAGACGCTTGCTTCCCGCAAGTTTAGCAAATATCATGCGTATGTGCGGTTACACGCACAACTCAGAGATTGTACTTCGCTGAAGCAGTGTGCGGATGTCAGTCGGGATTTGATAGACAACTACATTGAGAACCGTATGATCTGGGAAGAGTTGAACTATTACAAGGTACATCGTTCTTTGCTGGGGAAACATCCTGCATTCGCGGAGTTTCGCCGGAGAAGCGAACTTCTTCAGTTACCGGTCAAGGAACTGGTTCGTCGCCAGCGCCAGGTTGAAAATAACATTTGGCGCGTCAAATCAGAGATAGCGAAGGGAGATAAACCGCACCTTGACCCGATACGGCGGGAAAGGTTAGCCGGTTATGAGAAAGAACTGAATGATATCAATCGCCTACTGGAATGAGCTATTACTTCAGCCTGAAGGAACTCAGGCAGGAAATGACAGATTCCCGCTTGTTCTCCAGACGGTTTGAAACCATGCTGACTTTCAAACTGAATAGTCTGAAAGAATTATGCGGGCGTCTGCCCGGCGATAACGAGGCTTTTTTCATAGAAACGCAAAAGAGCTTCACGGCCTTTACTTTTATTGTTTACCTGATAAGGTATGCCGGACGGGTTAATCATCTCTATATCGCCACGTATTCGACGAATGAGCGCATTATAAACGCATTGTTGAGATGGCGCGAAAAGGAATTGATAGGCAGTATCCACCTGCATATATCGGAAACGATAAAATTCCGTATGCCGAAGATTTTTGAACGGTTGGTGCAGCTCCATCAGGATGGAGTGATTGAATTATCATTCGCTTGGAGCCACAAGAAGATTACCTGTCTGGACACAGCCGCAGGTTTCTTCGTGGTCGAAGGTTCCGGCAATTATGGTGAGAATGCAATGGAAGAACAATATGTTTTCTTAAAAAATAAAGAAGTGTATGAGTTTCGTAGCGGACGAATTGGTCAAATGGCGTAAGGCTCCGCCATGGTATGACCGGATTGATATGGATGAGTTTGAACACCTGGCAGGCATTGGCTATGAGCCGAAGCAAATCGCTATGTACTATAATATCCCCGTGAATGATTTTCTTTGGTATTTCAATCTGGTTGGTTCTCCGTTGAAGTTTCACTACGAACGTGGCGAGCTTGTACAGCGGGCTAAGGAAGGGCTGGCAATGTCTGCCAGTGCTGAAACCGGAGACAATGTGACCCAGGCGCAACGGTTTGATAAATTCCGCCAAGCGACGGGATATCGCAATTCCATTAACAAGATTTTCTTTGATGATATAGGCTGATGTTCGATAAATCTTACTTTGACACATTACAGGACTACATCGCGTCCGGTTGCACTATGGAACTGACGGCTGATGAACTGGACTACTACAATGCCCTCTATGCACTTGTAGGTATAAACCGGAAGTACGGCAAGGATAACGCTATTGCCTTCCTGATGCACGAGCCGTTCAACGTCGAGCGACTGCGTGCCAGAAAGATGTACAGTGAGGCAATTAACCTGTTTTACCTCAATGATACCATTGAGAATAACGCTCATCGCAACATGATGTTCGACAACCTGATGAAAGCTGCTCAGGTAGTTCTGCAAAACGCCGTCAGCTCCAAAGATATGGAGGTGTACGGAAATCTCAACATACAGGCGGCTAAAATCAAANAACTGGATAAGCCTGATCC